TTCCACCATCACAGGTGCGAACAAATCTCTGGCACTGAGAACCGCGAACGGTGGTGGGTGCAAGCCTCCACCTCAGATAGTGGCTCAGACTGGTACACACGCAGGCAGGGCGCAGGCGGGGACTCCACCACAGCGATCACCTGCTTTGAACTCGAGAAGGGCAAACCGTTCAGGGGTACAGTAGAACTGCTATGACAAATGATCCTGATGACTTCATGGAGTTCGCGTTCGATGAACTGCTGAAGGATTACCCACTCGGAGACCTCCCGCCAGTCGAGGTGAAAACAGACAAGTTCAGGGGTGTAGCAACCAACTTCTTTGCCATGCCGATTCAGTTGCTCATGGACTTGAAGGCAGCCCAGCTAGACGATGACGGCAGCGACATCCTCATCCTCTTTGATGCTTGCGAGTTAGCCTTCAGCGAGGAGGACTTTGAAAGGCTCTCAGACCTAAACATCAGGGACTTCGTGCGGGTAGTTCACGCATGGGTTAGCTGGAATCAAAAGCCCAATGGTGTTCAATAAACCCTGCCTCAGATGTGGGGTGCTATCCAAAGACTCTATGTGCCGGAACTGTCATCGAGGGCAGGAACGCATCAGGGATAGGAAACGCGATGCTGACCCTGCACGCAAACTCAAGAAGGCCACCCTATATGGTGCGACTTATCGCAAAGAACGGGAGCTTCTAAAAACCAGGGGGGGGATCTGCTACCTGTGTGGGGAGGTAGTACCACCAGGCACAGGGCAAGCCGATCACCTTCTTCCATCAGATCCGCAATCACCTCTCGCCATCACACATTCGTTCTGCAATCAATCCAGGGGGAACAAAACTTTAGGGGGGTAGGGGAGAGGGGGTAGGGGGGGCAGGGCAGCCCACACACGAACACCCACAAACCACACACCCCGCCACCATCACCAGCACCAACAAAACATTCATCGAACACTTGTTCGTATCACATCCCAGCAAACACGCTACCTCCCCTGGCATCTAATAGGGGCGGGGTAAAACATCAATACTGATAGAGCCAGCACCCCGTAGCCCACCACTTTGCACAGAGGCACGCTTTGGAGGTTTTCAGGGTGCCAGCCCGTTTTGACAGAGTAGACTTGAGGAATGATGTGTTGCGGTTGCGGGGACTTGTGGAAGGATCTCTGCATCGCTGATGACTTGGGTGAATATTGCAGCGCGGATTGTCAGGCTTTGCGCGCTAAGCGTTCTGGAACTAATGTGCCTAAATCAATCCGGTGCGGTTTCTGTGGTGATGGCTTTGTTACGAGGAAATGGAAATCGGTAAAGTATTGTTCCCCTGATTGCAAGGTGGGTGCTAACAGGGTTGCTTCTCGGGAGCGCGCTCGGGCTAAGCGGGAGGCGGCTGGGCCTACAAAGATTTGGCAGTGCGGTTTCTGTGGTGGCGATATGGTGTTCCCAATTTCTTACACGGGTTTCAATAAATACCATGACGATTGCAAAGTGAAGGCTAGGAGGGCGCGCAACAGGATCAAGACTGTTCGCAGGCAGGGCGCTAAAACCTCTGAGCTAATCACCCATGAGGAAATTGCTAAGCGCGATCACTCTATTTGTCATATTTGCGCTGAGCCTGTAGATATGTCACTGCCTCGCACTTCACGCTTTGGGGCTACCCTTGACCATGTGGTGCCTATTGCTAAGGGTGGCGCAGATACTTTAAATAACTTGAAGCTGGCCCATTGGATTTGCAATGTTCGGAAGTCTGACAAATTGGAGATGATTGATGCCTAATCCTGGCAAGTCTGAGGCTTCTAAACAGTTGGTGGGTTCTCGCCACGCTGGGAAGAACAGTGTTTTGGATGTAATTGAGATTGCTCGCGTTCCTGAGCCTTTGCGGAGGCTTGAGAATGATGGCCTTGATTTGTGGCAGCGTACTTGGTCTACGGGCCAGACTTGGATTTCCCAGGAAACCGATATTGAGCTTTTGCAAATGACTTGTGAAATGACTGATGAGCGGGAAGCTTTGCGCGATTATGTTTTGACTAACATGGATGCTTGGCACGAGCGGAAGGCGTTGAGGGAGTTGGATAAGGCGATTGTGTCTAACCTTTCGCTTTTGGGCTTCACCCCTACAGATCGTATGCGCCTCGGCGTTACTCAGGTGAAGGCGAAATCGAAACTTGAGGAGCTGATGGATCGCAGGGCGAGCAGGTTTGAGGATGGAGCAGAGTAGCTGGCCTCCTCGGTGGCTGACCCCTGTTCCTGCTGAGGCGATTAGGCGCGGTAGGCACTTTGAACCTGTTTCGTTATTCGCTGAGGCGTTTGGGATTATCACTAAGGATTCTGTGGCGGGTAAGACTGGCGCGGCTTTGGAGTTGCGACCCTGGCAGGTGAACTTACTCGAACACTTGTTCGCTGTTGAGGGTGGCGGGTATCGTCACCAGTCGCAGCTTGTGGGGATGCCTCGGAAGAATGGGAAATCGGCGCTGGGATCTGTCATTGCGCTTTATGGTTTGATCCTTGGCCCTAAAGGAGGGGAGTGTTACAGCGTAGCCGCCGAGAAAGAACAGGCTCGCATCGTCTTTCAAGATGCTAAGCGGATGATTGAGGCGAGCGAGGAACTGTCTGCAATCACGAAGCTTTATCGGGATGCGATTGAGTTGCCCAGGTTGGGTTCTGTTTATCGCGTGGTGTCTGCTGAGGCGTATAGCAAAGAAGGTCTGTCACCAACTATGACGGTGATGGATGAGGTTCACGCTCAGAAGAACCGCGATCTGTACGACACATTTTCTTTGGCTATGGGTGCGCGGGGGAAGCTCGCCACACTTATCGGCATCACAACTGCTGGGGTGAAAGCTGATAGCACAGGGCGCGACTCGATTGCCTATTCGCTCTACCAGTACGGGCAGAAGGTTGCGCGTGGTGAGGTGGATGACCCTAGTTTTTTCATGGCGTGGTGGGAGTCAGCGGAAGAAGCCGATCATAAGAACCCTGAGACTTGGATGGAGGCGAACCCTGGGTTTGGGGATTTGAACGCGGTGAGCGACTTTGAGAGTGCTGTGAGGCGCACCCCTGAGGCTGAGTTCAGAACTAAGCGTTGTAACCAGTGGGTGAGTTCGCAAATGTCGTGGCTGCCAACCGGATCCTGGGAGGCGTGCGAGGGTGAGTTTGTGGTGTCACCTGATGATGAGATTGTGTTGGGATTTGACGGCTCGTTCAGTGGGGATGCCTCGGTCATTGTGGGTGCTGTTGTGCCTAAGGATGATGAGCCGGTGAAGGTGTTTCTGGTGAAGTCGTGGGAGAAAGATTTGAACATCCATGATGATGATTGGCGTGTGGACATTGCTGAGGTCGAGCAGACTGTGCTGGATTTCTGTCAGGCTCACCCTAAGGTGCGCGAGGTCGCGTGTGACCCTTTCCGCTGGCAACGTTCGATGCAGGTTTTGGAGGAGAAGGGTGTGCCCATTGTGGAATGGCCTAGCACCTCAGCCCGCAGAATGGTGCCTGCCTGCAGCAAGGTTTTCGATGCTGTGATGGAGTCAAGGCTGATTCATGACGGGAACCCGATACTTGCCAGACACCTCAGCAACGCGGTCACAAAGATTGACAACATGGGGCCACGCATCGTGAAAGACTCTCGAAACAGCCCGCGCAAGATTGATGCTGCTGTTGCGATGGTGCTTGCAGTAGATAGGGCACTCACAGGCGCTAAACTAGAACCAGTGCCTGAATTCTTTGGATAGGTGTGATGGTCAGTTCAACTTTGCAAATAGTAGGCGCAGCGACAGTCGTTGCAGGCGTGATGCTCATTTCTGTCCCTGTGGGGCTTGTGGTGGGTGGCGCTGTTCTAGTTTTACTCGGATTAGCTTTGGGGCGATAAGTGGTATTCAATAAACTGTGGGAAGATCGGGCAATTAGTTTCCAGTCAATTTGGGAGACTGGTGATGACGTTGCTTTGGGCAATCAGTCAGGCACCCACATTGATGAGGCGAACGCGCTCACCATTGCGGCGGTTCACTCTGCTGTTTCTCTAATCGCTGACACCGTTAGCACTTTGCCGGTGGATTGTTTCTTCCGTTCTGATGGCAACCGCAGACCTTTCCGGCCTAAGCCTTCATGGGTGGGCCAGCCTGATGTGAACTTCAACGGGCACGCTGTTTTCTATAACAGTCTCCTGGTGTCGCTCCTCATTGATGGCAACGCTTTTGTGCGGGTGTTCAGTAACCGCGCTGGCGAGGTTGTGAACCTGGTTGTGTTGAACCCAAACACTGTGGAGATTACCCGC